CTTGCTGGTGGTATGGGATTCGCTCCGGGCAAGACCGGCTGCTCGGCACACTCGCGGTATTTACGGAGGCCGGACGCGTGCCCGATCAAGGCGAAATGGAGATCCTTGGCCTGTGCGTCCACACGGTCAGCATCGCGGTTGAACGACTTCACATCGAACGCAAGGCACGCGCAAGCGAGGACCAGCTTGAATATCAGTCGAATTACGACACCCTGACGGGACTTGCCAACCGTAATTTGCTTTGCGACAGGACAAGTCAGACGATGGCGCGGGCCGTGAGCCGGGGCGAACAGGCCTGGCTTGTCTGTATCGATCTCGACCGCTTCGCCCTGGTTAACGAAACGCTGGGCCACGAAGCCGGCGACCTGGTCTTGCAAGAGACAGCGGCCCGCTTGAGGATGGCACTGGGGCCGAATGACACGGCCGCGCGCACCGGTGGCGATGAATTTGTGCTGGTGCTCGCCGATACACCCGACGAGCACGCTGCGATCAATACAGTCCAGCGCATCATGGCCGCCCTGGGCGATCCGATCAAGGTTGGCGAGCACGAGCATTTCCTGAGCTGCACGTCCGGGTTATCGGTATTTCCGGCTGACGGCGACACGGCGAACGCCTTGATCAAGAATGCGCACATTGCAATGCAGCGCGCCAAGGAAGCGGGTGGTGGCGAGTTGCAGTTCTATACGGCGTCGATGAAAGCGCGCGCGATGGAACGCCTGCGGATCGAGGGCGACCTGCGGCATGCCGTCCAGCGGGACGAATTGCTGTTGCATTACCAGCCACAAGTCGACGTGCGCACCGGTCGGATTGTTGGCGTGGAAGCCCTGCTGCGGTGGGCACATCCCGAACTCGGCATGATGTCGCCCGACCGGTTCATTGACCTGGCGGAACAAAGCGGGCTGATCGTCCCGATTGGCACGTGGGTATTGCGGACCGCGTGCACGGACGCCAAGCGTTGGCATGATGCCGGTTGGGAAGGCCTGCGCGTGGGCGTCAATCTGTCGGGCAAGCAGTTCTATCAGCCGGATCTGATCGAGGTTGTGACAGGGGTCCTGGCGGAATCAGGGCTCGCGGCACGCTACCTGGACATCGAGCTGACGGAAGGCCTGGTCATGACCGACATCGACCATGCACTCGCCACCATGAATACGCTCAAGGGGCTCGGCGTACAGCTATCGCTGGACGACTTCGGCACCGGCTACTCCAGCCTGTCGTACCTGAAGCGCTTCCCGATCGATGTGCTGAAGATCGACAAGTCGTTCGTCAGGGACATTACCACCGATCCGGACGCGGCGGCGATCGCGCGGTCCATCATTTCGCTTGCCCAAAGCCTGCAATTGCAAGTCATCGCAGAAGGCGTGGAAACCCAGGAGCAGCTGAGCTATCTGACGACCTACCGTTGCGACCAGATCCAGGGTTACTATTTCAGCCGTCCGGTACCGGCTGCGGCATTCGAGCAGTTGCTGAGCGAGGAGCGGGCGCTGCCTGTGGCGTGTCCTGACGAACAGGTGCGGACGTTGCTGCTCGTTGATGACGACCCTGGCGTCAGCGCGGCATTGCGCCGGCTTCTGCGCCGCCAGGGCTATCGGGTACTGTACGCGGCAAGCGGAGATGAAGGTTTGAGCCTGCTTGCCTTGAACGACGTCCAGGTCGTCGTCTCCGACCAGCGCATGCCCGGCATGACGGGCATCGAATTCCTGTCGCGCGTCAAGCAGATTCACCCGCAGATCATCCGGATCATGTTGTCGGGCTACACGGCGGTCGACGCGATCATCGAAGCGACCAATAGCGGCGCCGTATTCCGGTTCCACACGAAGCCGTGGGACGACGATGCCTTGTGCGCAAGTATCGCCGACGCATTCCGTTATCACTGGTTGATGCGCAATGCGGAAATTGCGCAGACGTGAGCGGCTAGTATCGCCGCCCGCATGCGCAATCGCACAAAACAAAAGCCCCACCGGCTTGCGCCGGCGGGGCTTTTATTTGAATACTGGTGGAGGCGGAGGGAATCGAACCTGCGGAATTTGAGCATACATGCGGGTTCCAGCATGTATGTTGGCAAAAACTTGTCATTCCGCAGTTGGCCCTCAACCGAAAACACCTTCGAGACGCCTAGGCCGCGCAGAAGTATCCGTAGATCACGTGCCTGCGGTCGGCGTTTTTCCTTCCAGCAAGAACAGGTGTACAAGGCTGGACTTGTTCAGCGGCGTTTCCATATATTGTAGATAAAGCGGAGCGCCATGAGGACGGAAGCCGATGTGCAGGGGCTCACTGTTTCCACTGATGGTTTGTTGCGAGTTGATCACGACATTGACCGTGCCGTCTGCGTCCGGCGCGACGCTCACTACGTTACCGTCGCCGACGGACCCGAAGGAGATACGAAGGGTCATGGGAGCCTTCTCCGGAGCTTTAATATGTACGGTGTCGGTACGTGCCGCCATGAATACCGTTGAATAGATTACTTCTTTTTCATTAATGTGAACCATAGTGCTCTTTCGTAAGGTCAACGCAAGATCGCGCTTACGCATTCTACTGAAGGTTACGATCAGTCGTTATCTGTCTTGCATCGGTACTACCTGGATCGACCACTCCTGCACGTACGCCGGCCCGTCGTCGCCCTGCGGCCTCTCCTCGCCCCTGAACAGCATGCCGCCCGTGTGCATCGCGACGAGGCGGGCTTCGTAAAGGTCGGGCAGCAGGCCAGCCCCGACTTGGGAGTCGTGCCGCCTGACCTGAAGGACATAGGTCGACCGCACCGCGGCGAGCGTGAGCGCGCCTTCTACGGCCGGCATCTGGCTGATCTCGCGGTTCGACAGGCGCCGCCCATGGTCGCGCAGGCGCTTCACTTTTCCGTACATGCTGATGTTGAAAATACTGTATGAGTGTACAGTATAACGGGTGAGCAGTCGCAACCCGCCGGCGGCGTGCCCGTCGTATGATCGGCGAATGGAACTGGGCCGCCCGAATACCGAAGTTGCCGCCGCTGTCGACCACGCGCTGACCATGGACGACGTGCGCGCCGCAGCCGCCTTCCTGGCCGACCACGGCGCGGGCTTCGCTCTCATCTGCCGGGTGTTGGCTGAACCGGCGCGGCGCCGCCGGGCAGCGACGACAACGGCGCCGGCCACACCTGGTGCACGTACCCACCTTCCGTCGTCTGCATGACGAGCTGCTGCTCGGTCGGCGTGATGACGTGGAAGTCCATTACACGCCTGCCATCTTGCTGATCGTCTCGTCCTTCTCGCGCGAGCTGCGCGAGCTGCCGAATTCGAAGGCAAAATAATCCTTCAGACAGGACCCCAGAATGCCGGCAATGGTGGACAGGATGCCGACCGCTTCGCCCGGCATCTGGCCCTTGAACTGAACCAGCACGTAGAGGCAGGCGATCAGCCCCACCACGACGGCCATCACGGCCATGTCGGCGCGGTAGTTGTGGCCGGCATTCATCTTGCGTACTTCGGTGTCGTGCGCGCGCGCGTCGACACGGTCGGCCAGATAGGCCTTCTCGAGATCGACCTGCTGGGCGCCGACAGCCTGGCGGAACTCCAGCACCTTGTTCGGATCGGCCTGGATGGCCGCCAGTGCGGCCTCACCGGTGTCAGCGCCGGTAACGGTCTTGGCGATGTCGACCACCTTGCCGGCGACGTCCGCCGCCTTATCGCTGCCGGTGAGAAGCTTGACCAGGGACGGCGCGAACTGCGCAAGCGCCATAGCAATCGTAATCGGGTCCATCAGAATTCTCCTTTGCGCATGAGTTCGGCCAGACGTTTGGCGCGGTCACCGACCTGCTTGGCCCACTTCGAATTCAGCATCTCGGCGGCGGCGGCCTCGTACCGGCCGGCGCGCGCGTGGTCCAGCATGTTCACGAATTGCTGGAGGCGCTTGATGCCCAGGTTGAAGCACATGTTGGCCAGCACGTTCTGGCGCGCCTCCGACAGTTGTCGCCACCACGGGATAAAGCGGTCGAGATCCTTTTCCGCCAGATCGATATCGTTCTTGAGCATCAGCGCTATTTCGTCATCGAAGAAAGGACGGTCGGTCAGGTTGCGGCCGACGCCGCCCGTCAGCTTGCCGACGGTGTCGATGTAGACCAGCGCGCGCCGGCCCTCATCGACGGTGAGTTGAGAAGCGAGTTTTTCACGGTTCATGGTCAAGCCTTCAGGTGAGAAAGAACCCAGGTCAGGCCGCTGCCGATCGAGCCGGCAGCGCCGCCGATCAGCATCAGCGTGCGCCAGCCGCCGCGGGCTTCCGCCAGCTGCGCGAGCACCTTGTCCAGCTTTTCGTTCTGCAGGGTGTTGGTAGCGCGCAGGTCGGACACGGCTACCTTCAAATACGAGACTTCGACCTGCAGGGCGGCCAGGGCGATGGCGTTTTGTTGTTCAGTCATGGATGTGGTCATTGGTTGGCCTCACGCGGTCTTCACGATCACGACGGCGCGGCCGTCGGCCTCGATCGCAATGACCTTGCCGACGGCGCGCATGTAGTTCGCCAGCGTCATGTCCGCTTCGTTCATGGGCACGCCCTTGATGCCGTCGCCGTCCTGCACCGGCACGATGTACTGGCCCGGCGTCGCACCCATGACGTTGACGGGCACGCGGCCGGCGAACGCGATGCGGTCGACCTTCGCGCGCTCCGCCTCGTAATCGGTGTCGAACTTCTCGTTCGCCTTCTGCCACGCTTCCATCGCCGCCGCGTGGTCTTTGCGTGCCTGCTCGACCTGGGCCTTGTACGCTGCGCGGTCAGCCGCTTCCTGTTCCTGCACGGCATGCCAGTTGGCGAACGCCTGCTCGAAGTTCTCCGTGCGCGTGGCATCGACGTCTGGGATACCCAGTTCCTCCGGCGGCATCGGCGGGCGGCCAGCGGTCACGCCTGCGTAATCCGGCTCGACATACACGGGCTGCTCAGGACGCGCGCCCAGATCGAGCGACCACGTGTCCCCGCCGACGTACGACGGGTTGGTCGACTTGATCGCGAAGGTCAGCGAATCGGCCCAGCGGTCAGTGATTTCGGCGCTGGAATTGATGCCGATGATCTGGCCCTTGGCGATGACACCGCAGCCGTCGGCCTTGCGCATGTACTCGGCATAGTCGGCGCCTCCAGTGTTGACGGTGCCGGCCACGTTGATCGAGCGGCCATTCCCCGAGTTCATCGCCAGGGTGAGCGCGGCGGCCGCGCCATTGAGCGTGCCGCTCGTGGCGTGCTGGAAGTAGCCGATCACGCTGCCGGCGCCACGAAGCGTAAGAATCACCGCTCCCTGAACGGTGCCGGCCTTGTCGATGATGTGGTTCGCGCCGGACGACGCGCCGATGAAGCAGTTGCCGGTCGTGTCCATCCCGAAGCCACTCACGCCGCTTGGCGTGTTCACGCCCCACTGCGTCGCCGTGTAGCGCGTGGACCAGCCAAACCGGTTTTCCACCTTCCCGACCGGATCCTCGATGACGTAGTTCTTCGCGCCGGCATCCGATACCGACGCGGTGCAGTTGTCATTGTGGTTCGCGATCGCGTGGAACAGCTGGTACGTGTTGTCGACGCTCTGCGTCTCGATCTGCGCCTGGAACAGCTCCAGGTAGTTGTGACCGATCTTCTCGCCCACGACGTTCGGGCCCAGCGTGATGCCGACGCCGACCTGCGCGCCGGCCGCACCGCTGGAGCTCTGCAGCAGGTTTGCAAAGTACGAGTTTGCACCGCCCTTGTTCACCTTAATGGGGCGGTTCGACAGGATGTTATTCCGGTGGAAGCGGCAGATCTGCAGACCCTGCGTGGTGGTTTCGGTAATGCCGTTGGCGAAGGCGAAGCCAGCATCTCCGATGGTGTTATTGTCGATCGTGTGCGCGTATGCACCTGGTACGAACGCGCTGGTGACCGGATCGATGTCGGTCAGCAGGATCCCAATGCCGTTGTTGTTCGAGCCCGACAGCAGGTAGCAGTCGTGGATGTGCGCGCGGCCGGCATAGGCCCTGATCGGGACCTGCGAGGCCGTCGACGGGCGGAAGATGATGTTCGACACCTCGCACTGCTGGTGGGCGATGCGGATCATGTCGAACGTGGCCAGGTCGGGCGCGGTGATGTACGTGCCGTACCGTGAGGCGCCGCGAATGCGCATGCCCTTGCCGGTGGTGACGATGGGCTGCGAGATCCGATAGTTCCCCGGCGGCAGGATCACCTCGCCGGCAAACGTCGTGAAGCAGGCCATGGCGTTCTGCAGCGCCGTGGTGACGTCGGTGGGCACCCCGTTGCGCACGTTCGCGATTTGGGTCGAGGTCATGAAGTCGAAGGCGCTCACGGAATCGCGCCCGCGATCGAGCAGGGTGCGCACCTGGGCGCCAGCACCCGAGGCATTGAAGCCGACGAGATTCGCGCCGGTCGCCGCGGCCAGCTGCGGCTGAATGTTCAGCAGCCCGGCCGGGTCGGTGCTGTAGTTGTCGACCGGGTAGCCGCTGACCTGCTGGCCCGCGGCGGTCTTCAGGTCGACCTTGTAGGAGCCGTCCCAGAAGATCGCGGCTTCGCCTTTCGCGTCCAGCGTGATCGGCCACTGGTGCGGGACCGTGCCGGCTGCGTCCTGATACACGGCTTTCGGCGTCGTCGTGCCGGCGGCATAGGTGTACAGCTTGCACCCGGCCGCCGGCGTGCCGTCGTTGTTGTAGTAGCGCTGCCGGCCTTCCGGCATGAGGGTGGTGGTGGGCATTGGTCGTCCTTATACGATTTCGAGTGCGGTGTACGTGAAGATCAAGCCGGCCCCCAGGGCCTGCACTTTTCCGCCCGGGTTCACGCCCTTGTTGACCAGCTCGGGGCACGTATAGGTTTCGCCGGCCGCGATCGAACGCGCGGAAATGTGCGTGATAACCGTCGTGCCGTCGGGTGCCACGATTGCCACCGTGCCCGCGATAGGGGCGGCTGTCGTGTTGATGAGTGACGCCGATTTGATGATGCGTCGCGTCAGTGCCGGGACGACCGTACCCTGGTCGGCCAGGGCCGCGCCGAGCGTCGCGCCGTCGTAGATGTAGGGGTTGACTGCCATGGTGGTCCTTTCAGGTTTTGTTATGCGGTGGTGCTGTCGGTGATCAGTCCCAGCGATGCCAGCGCGGTGAGCGCCGAGGCCAGCCCGGCGTTGGCACCGCGCGATCCCGTAACGGTCGGCTTCGCTACCGGCGTCGCGGCAAAGAAGCCGATTCCCGTGCCGTTGACGGAGATCCGCGTCGTGTTCGTCGCGCGCAGGGAAATCGTGGACGCGGCAACGGTGAGCGGGACGTAGCCGGCCGCCGCCCGGTCATAGGCCAGCACACCGGTCGTGCCCGCTCCGAAAGCCGCGCCGTCCGAGTCGAACTCGAGCCCGGCCGCGCCGTTGTTGGAGACGACAAACCGGTACGTGGGTGATCCCGTGCCAGCGCTGAGAGTCGTAAACCTGCCGCTGTTGCGCGCGGTTGCGCCGATGGACGTGCCGTTGATCGTGCCGCCGGTGATAGCCACGGAATTCGCGTTCTGCTTGGCCATCGTGCCCAGCGAGCCGAACGCGGCCGAATAGTCCGGGATCAGGGCAATTTCCTTTCGGATGTCGTCCAAGGCGCTGCGGTCGATGGGCTGCGTCCACGTAAGCGCCGCTGCGACGTCCTGCGACCGCGTGTCGGATGCGGCAGCCGCGTCGATGCCGAAGGCGAATAGCGCGCCCAGATCGTCCGACGACATCCCGGTAGCGCCGCCGATCCGGGCCAGCACGGCGGTCAGCGCACGCGAAAATTCCGGCGTCATCAGCACCGATCCGTCGGGTTGCACATTGCCGATCGCCACTCGCGCCGGAAACAAACTCAGGGTGTTCTTGCTCATCGCATCAGGCCCTCCGCGTCCACCGCGGCGCCGAGGATGACGCGCTTCACCGGATCGGAAATCGAGATCTCGAATACGCGATCGCGGCTGCTGCCCAGGCGGCGGAGGCGTGCGCGTGCCTTGAACTCGGCGATACGGCCCATCGACATCGTGCGCAACGTGCTCCAGGTGTGCCCGCCGTCGTCCGACCAGCGAACCATCATCAGCGGGTCGCTACCCTGGCCGGTGAGCAGGCCGACGCCCGCTTCGATGTCGACCTGCAGGCCGTGGTAGCGGATGCGCCGGTAATCGCCGTCGGCCACATGGGGCGCCGAGCGCAGCGCGAGCAGCGGTTTGCCGTCGTCGTCGTAGCAGTCGAGATCGAGCGCGTACAGGTTGCCGTTCTCCCAGTCGCCGACCACGTGCTGGCCGCCCCAGAACATGTGGCAGTTGGCACGGTGCCGGTTCAGCTGGCCGTCGCTCGGGTCCAGCCATGCGCGTTCGTGCCAGAGCTGGGCCTTCACGCCGTAGACCCATGTCGCGTTCGCGCTGGGGAAGCTGAGCTGGTAGAACGTCTCCCCCTCCTGGGTATAGGCGAAGGCCCGGGCGTCCGAGATGTCGCCGTAGCTCTGGATCGCGCGCTCGATGCCGTCGTGCGACACGCGCACGGGTGAATAGCCGTTCAGCCGCCAGACGGTGCCCTGTCCGGTTTTGTCTTCGCCCAGCCAGAACACGCTGTTGTCCAGGTCGGCCACGGAGTGGGGCGCGCAGCAGCCCTGCTCGATGAGCGCGTTGCCGTCGCGCGCGTACGGAAAGTCGGCTTCGCCGGTGTAGCTCCACACCTCTGTCACGGTGCGTTTGAACAGCAGCAGCTGGCCGTGGTTGACGATGTGCGAGACGATCGGCTCCGCGTTGCTATCTGCCGCGGCGAAGTCGAGCGCGTCGAACGTCACCGAGCCGTCGGCCGCCGATATGTAGAACTGGAACGTGCCCGGCCGGTCCAGGATGAAGGCGTTGTTGGCGTAGTCGACGCGCCGCGCGCCGTAGAACGCCTCGTCATCGATGCGCACCAGCGCGTTCGTACCCAAGTTCAGCTGGTAGCCGTTCGGGCCCGTCCCGAGCAGGGCGGTGTTGCCGTTGTCCTTGATCGAGACGGGGGCGTCGAGTGCGTCGATCGTGCCCACCAGGGTTGGCGTGAAGTCGGCGGCCACGCGGTAGACGTTGGCGCCCGCCACGGCGATAGCGTCGCCGACCGACGGGCGGTACAGCGCGCGGATGCCGCCGCCGATGAGCGTCACCAGCCGGCGCAGGCCGGGCGTGCCGAACAGCGCGCGCACGGACTTGGCGTTACCAGACTCGCCCAGCACCGGATACAGATTGATGCAGCGCTGGGCGTCAAGGTTCAGCGAGCGCGACTGGTACGCGCCGCCCACGAATGGAATCTGCATAGGGTTTGGTCGTAAAAAAGCCCGCGAGTGCGGGCTGGTGGTATGCTGCGAAAATTAGTCAGGAGGAAACTTGAGTACTTACGTCACCTTCAAGCTTTGGAAGCTGGCCATGTTCTTCATCGGCTCGATAATTTACGGGTTCGTCAGCGCTCGGAAGCGACGGCGGAGTTCAGCGCAGCGCCCCTCAGGAGGGGGTTAGCCAGCCCCCCTTCGAGCGCCGGCGCTGCACCGCCCGCGACTGCGGCCGCAGGTCCGTTCACCATCCGCGCTACCAGGGACTTGAATGCGGCGCTCCGGTCGGCGAGGAATGCCACCATCGCAGCAGGATTTTTCGCAAGCGTGGTGAGGCCCAGCGGATTCTTGTTCAGCTCCATCAGCGCGCGGCGTTCGGACACCTTGAGGGTCGTGATCAGCTTCGCTTCCTCGGCGTTCAAGCCGGCCACTTCCGGTACTGCGTTCGAGATTTCTTCCTTCAGGCCGCGTGCGAGACCTTTCTGCGCCTCCGTCTCTGCTCCCCCCAACTGCCCGTATTTTTTCGCCAGCGTCCGGTAGGTTCCCTGCTTCAACTCCTGCGCGGCCTGGACGGGCAAATCGGCGCCTGAATAAAGCGGATGCGCCAGGAAGTCGTCGCCAACGCGATCGATAGCGGCCAAGTCCGCCGTCGGGCTGACCTGGTTGCCGAAGGCCGTCTTCACGTCCGCCAGACGCTGCAGCACGCTCGACTTCGGAATGGTCGCAGTCGAGTTAGCGATCTTGTCTGATACCTGAATATTCAGGTCGTCGATCAAGCCACGCAGTTTCTCGACGCCGGCCTTGGTCGGGTTGATGCCGTAGTCGAGCAACGTCCGTACGGCGACACCCGCATCGCCGTTGGCCAGCTGCTTGAGCGTCGGCTTGATCGCGCTCTGCATCAGGCTTTCTGCCCCGCCGCGCGCGAGCTGCTCAAGCTTATTGCCGATGGCGCCGCCGACTTTTGATATCCCGGGCAAAGCAGCTCCAACCACACCGCCCGCCGCCGCATCCTCCGGATTGATCAGCGCCGTCGACGCCGCGCCCGTGGTTGCGCCGCCGGTGGCGCGCATCGCCAGATCGGCCAGCCGCGACGTCGAGCTGCCCGTGCGCATGCCGCCGGTGGCGACCGAGTTCGCCAGCGTTTGTAGGGTCGAGCCCGACATGCCAGCGCGGGCCGCCAGCGGCGCGGCAGCGCGCACGCCACCGGCCAGCACGCTACCCATGCCGGCCGTGCCGGCTACCTCGCCGCCGAGCTTGCCCGCCTTGTACGCGAGAGAGTCCGGGTCGGAGCCCACCAGATAGGTCAGGCCCGAGTCGATGTCGGCGCGCCGCTTCCGGTTCGATTCGAGGGAGACGCCTTTCCCGTCCAAGGCGTCGCTGATCATGTCGACCGGGGCCAGGATTGTGGCGCCGATCGACCCCGCGCCGCGCAGTGCGCCGGCGGCCAGGTTGACGGCACCCTTGCCGATTGACGCCAAAATGCCCGGATCTTCCTGTTCATCAGCATGCACGGGCTTTGCAGTGCTCAGGTCAAAGCCGGTCGACTGGACAGGCTTCGCGGTTGCGAGATCGAAAGGCATCAGTGCACATCCTCATGTTGTTTGCCATCTGGACTGACGTAGGCGCGGTTGCCGTTGGCGTCCATCATCAACGTCCAGCCCTTGGCGTTCTTGGTCGGTGCCGCCGGAGGCGTGGCGCTCTTCTCTTTCTTGTAGTTCGGCAGCGTACTGTCCGGCAGGCCGGCTGCGCGGCGCTGCTCCATCAGGTTGTCCGCTTGGGCGCCCATCACCATCCGGTAGTGCTGGATCGCACCCTTGAGCTGCGCTGGCGAGCTGGCCGTGCTGAACGTTTTTGCAGCTTCCTCGCGCTCGGTCATCGAACCGCCGCCGGCAACGATCGCTTTCACGACCTCCTGGCCGACGATGTTCTTGATGGCGTCGAAGTTGGTCGGCGCGGGGTTGCCGGTCGCTGTCAGGTACTTGTTTTTGGCCTTGTTGATGAGCTGCGTACTGCCGTTGCCGAGCGCGTCGACCAGCTCGCCCAGTTGATCCAGGTGATCGTTGGCGGTCGACACCGAACGCAGCGCGTTGCCCAGTGAGCCGGACGCGAAGTCCGCGGCCGCCTTCTTCTTCGCCGCGACGGTCGTGTAATCGTAGTCCGGGTTGATTTCCATGACCCGTGCTAGCACCCGTTGGTTCTTCGGATTCATCATGGCTAGGCCAGTCGGAGGCGGGAGCTGCCCCGACGCGATTGCCTTCGCAGTCGTTTCGATATCGCCTCCGACAGTGCCGTCGGGGTTGAGCCCAGCAACAGCATAGTCCTTCTTGCGGTTGGCGACCCCCTCGGCCGTGATTCGCTGGTTGGTGGCGATATTGTCCGGCGACTGCGTGTTCTTCACGCTGCTCACGGTCTTTACGACGCCCGTGACCGGGTCCACGCTGATGGTGTCGGTGGTGCCGCCCAGGTTGCGCGTGTCGATCTTCGGCAACTGGTCCTTGGCGCTCAGCGCGGCCCGGTACGCCAGGTCAGCGAGCTGCGCCACGTTGTTTGGATTCGCATCGACCTTGGCGATGTCCTGCGCGGCGTGCTCCGGCGTGTACACCCCCTGCTGCTGCAGCCAATTGATGGCAGCCTTGGCGTTTTCGACCGTCGGATTCGCCTTGACGAAGCCGAAGGCCTGACCCGCCAAATCCAGTTGCTTGCCAGCGGTCTCAATCTTCTTGGCCTGCGCGTCCGCCTGAGCCTTCTCGGCGTCGGCTTTCACCTTCGTGCGGCTCTGCAACGTGCCTTCCAGCTTATCGGCTTCGTCGAAGTACGCGTTATTGCGCAGGCTGGCGGTTCGTTGCTCGTCGGTCGTATCGGCGCTCCAACCTTTGGCGAGGTCGCGCAGGCCTCGGCCACGCGCGATTTGCTGCTCCTTCTCTCCATACATCAGGTCCGCCAGCCGGCTCTGGTTCTGGGCCTGCTGGATCTGCTGGACCTGCATGTACTGCTCGAGCGGGTTGGCCACCTGGATCGGCTTCACGCTCAGGGCGATGTTCGGATCGATTGCCATCAGTTGTCCCATCCATTCTGTGAAATAAACGACCCGAGCGGGTCAGAGCTGCTATTCGCGGTGCTCAGCTGTCGCTGACGCGACAAGGTGGACAGCAGGTTCTGGTTCTGGTTGTAATTCAGGTACTGGCTCAGGCCGTTGCCGACTGCGTTTGCAGTGCCGACGTACCCGGACGCGCGCGCATTGCCCGCACTGAGCAGGTTCTGGCTGGTGTTGTTCGACGCGTTCGCGCCGGCGCTGGCGATCGTGCCGTACGCGTTCTGGCCAGCCTGACCGATCTGGTTGGTGGCGGTCTGCCCGAGGCCCGCGAGCGACGCAAGGCGGTTCCAGGAAGCGCCGTACTCGTTCGATGCCGTGTCCTGGTTGAAACGCGCGAGCGCCTTCAGGGTCGCGCCGGAATACAGGCCACCTCGTCCCGACGCCGCGCGCTGAATGGCCTTCTCGCCTTCGCTCACGCGGAACTGGTAGCCCGGATCGCTCGGGAGATCGACGCCGGACGCCAGTTTCGCGAGCGCGTTCTTCCCGGCGTCGAGCCACGGTTGCTGGTCGGCGCGCTGCCGCGCCAGCAGGTCGAGCTGATCCTGGCGCGTCTGGTCGTATTCCCGCGCGGTTTCGCTATTCGCCGAGCTGATCGCGCCGGACTGCTTGTTGGCGGCACTGTTTGATGCCACCGCCCCGAGCGCCGCGCCGCCTACGATTGCTGCTGCTACCATAATTTATTCCCCCAGCCATTTGCTGTAGTAGGTTTCGACGGGCGCAGCTCCGATCCGCTTGAACAGCGCGCTCGCATCCGCGTGGATCTTCGAACCCATGAACCAGCGCTGAACGCCGCGGCGCCGCAACTCCCCTTCGACGAAGCGAAACATGCGCACGCCGGCGCTGCCCGCGCGCTTGTCAGTACGTACGTAGAAGATGTCCATCGTGCAGGTCAGGCACGTTTCGTAGTGCAGGCCCGGCGCGATGAAGCCGATGAAGTAGCCGACCAGCTCGCCTGCGTCGCGCAGCGTGACGAACAGCAGGCCACCGGCGCGCTCGCGCTCGATGTACACGTGGTATTGCGGCTGCAGCGGCACCTTGTCCTGGTTCAGCGCCAGTTCGCGGTAGTGAAGCGGCAGCAGCGCCTGCAGCTCGGCCAGGCGTTCTTCGAACGATTCGACGTGGCAGGTGATCATCGCGAGGTCCTGATGTCGACGATCATGTGGATCCGGTCGTCGGCGCTGTTGTTAATTACCTCGTGCTCCTGGCTGTTGTCGAACCACCAGACTTCACCCGTGCCCATGTAGACCTGCTCGTCGCCCGCGCGGAACACGACGCCCGGCTGGCTCTGGAGCACGATGTGGAAGCGGCTGTAGTACTCGGCATGCGCCGGCGTGTCGCTGTGCGGGTAGATCACGCCGCCCGGGGCGATCTTGTTGATCATGACGCGGCCCAGGCGTTCGCCGCCGACGTAGGCCATCAGGTTCATCACCAGCGGACGCGCTTCGGGCAGCAGCTTGTAGGCCGGATAGTCGACGTTCTCGTGCTGGTCGTAGGTCGACAGATGCTTCTGCAGCTCCGCCTCGGTCTCGTGCACGGACTTCACCGGGAAGCGCAGCATGATGGATTCGATCTGCCTGAACGGGCCCTGCGGGTAGTCGCGCAGGTAGGTGTCTTCTTTCCAGAGATCCGGGCGACGCTTGATCGCCAGCAGCAGGGGCATGATGTCGACGCCGCCGCTGATGCGTTGAAAATTCTGCATGGTGTTGCTCCTATTGCATATCAGGTTGGAAGAACACGCCCGTGTTCTCGCGGTCGTAGCCCTCGGCCTGGCCCAGCGCCAGTGCGGCGCGGCGCTCCAGGTCCTGACGTTCGGTCAGCGGTAGGCCGGCCGTCGGCGCCATGCGGTGAGCCAGGCCGAGAATCAGCGCTTCGCCCCACTCGATGGCGAAGTCGGGGGTGTCGCTGCCGGTGTTGAAGTCTTCGATGCGGCGCTCGTACCAGAAGCACAGCACGTCGGTTGCGTTGTCCGGCGCGGGCCAGACCGACAGCACGCCGTTGCCGAGCTGCGGATCGTAGAAGGCCTGCACGATCTTGCCGCGTGCGCCCTTGTTGGCCTGCTGGGCGTACTCGGTGCGCGAGATCATCGCGACCGGGGTGTCCTGCAGCGCGGAGGAGCGCCAGAAGGCGCCGTCCGGATCGATGCGCTGTGGGCGGGTGATCTTCGTGGTGTACGTGAAGACCTGGGCGCCCGCGACGGCCGCGCCCGGCAGCGCCGTGGTGAGCGTCGTCGATGCGCCCGGCGCGCCATTGATCGTCGTCCAGAACATCGAGCCGTCGGCCAGCAGCACGCCGATGTTGTCGCCCGCGGTTATTCCCGTGAAGCTCGTGAGTTGAACCGCGCCGGCGCCGGCCGCCGCGTTGCTGGACAGGGTCGTGCGCACGTGGCTGGCGGTGCAGTGCGTGCCACCGGTGCCCAGCACGTAACGGCAAACGCCCGGCTGCAGGAAGAGGGTGGCCAGCTGCATGGCCCACAGCTTCGCGCCATCGGCCATCAGGGCCTTCACCCAGGAGTTCAGCCGCAGCGCGTACTGGGCCAGCGTGTCCGCGTCCAGCGTGTCGCCCAGGGCGATGTCGCCGACCTCCAGCGCCGCAGCGTTGATGATGTCGTCGCGCGAGAGGGAAAACGTGTTCGTTCCGCTCGTGGTCATAGGTCGTCCGCCGTGATTTCGTTGGGCCCGACGAAGCGTGGTTCAGCGCCTGGCCGAGCGTTCTTGACGTGGTTGCGTTCCGGGCGGGCCTTGACGAAGTCCTGCGGGTGCCGCGGCTCGTAGTCCTTCGAGCAGACCATCGCGCCGTCCCAGCGCTTGCGCAGCTGGGACAGCTTGAACTGGAAGCCACAGCAGTCGCAGATGGCGTTCGAATCGCCCAGGATGAACGTATCGCCCGCCATGGTCAGCTCTTCTTCATGTGCAGCACGATCGAGTAGGAGTCGTTCGCGCTCGCGCCGATGGTGGTGAACAGGATGTCGCCGTTCACGCCCGCGCCGCCGTTGTTGATGAGGCCGCCGACGCTCGTGAAGTCGAAACGCTGCTGGCCCTGGCTCAACACGATTGCCGGCACGTCGGTGGTCGCGTCCCACAGGATTGCGACCTGCATGCCGAAGATGTCGTACTCGATGTGCGTGATCTTCACCGAGCTCGGCGCGCCGGCCAGCGTCGAGACGTCGACCTTCAGCGCGGCGGTCTCGCCCGTGCCGTCGGAAATGTTCGTGAACTTCATGACCGCGTTGCGCTCGCCGTCCACGAGAATCTGGCTGGTTACTGCGTCTGCCATGATGGCCTCCAGGTGGAAGGGGCCGAAGCCCCGGTTGATCAGCGTTCGGCGGAAGCGAACATGTAGTCGACGGTCATGTTCTTGGCGAGCGCCTCGCCGTTCATGATCCCGAACGACGCGGTCAGGGTGGTGTCGGGCAGGTAGGCCGCGCTGGCGTTCAGCGTGCCGAGCTGCTGGTCGTTGACGAAGTAGGCGATCTCGCTCTTGCCGTCGTATGCCCAGGCCACCGTCACGAAAGTGTCGTTGGCGAGCGTGGCGATCGCCGCGGCGCGGATCTGGCCGGTGGTCGCGTTCTTCTGGCACTGCACGTCCAGGGTGGCCACGCCGTCGTCCTTGCTGAAGAACACGCCGTCCGTCACGCCGGCGCCGGCCGTAGCGCCCATCAGGGTCGTGTCGGTCACGCACAGGCCGATCACCAGGTCGGATTGCGTGGCGTCCGACACCTTGAAGCGGGCCTTGAAGAAGGCGCGCTTGCCGGCCGTCAGCAGGAACGATTCACCGACCTTCTGCAGCTGGATACTGTCGTTGTCGGCGGCCGAGTTGGTCAGCACCAGCACGCCGCCGTCGAGGTTGGTCAGCGCGGCCGTGCCGGTACCGATCACCGTCACGGCCCACGCGGCGGCGATGTAGTTGTCGAAATCGTCGAAATAGGTGTGCCATTCGGTCGGGTCGGGCAAACCGAAGTTGCCGAGCGGCGCAGCCTTCGGCACCGTGGTGATGCCGTTGGTGAAGCGGGAAGGGGAGGGCATGTGTTTTTCCTAGCGTTCCATGAAAAAGAACGCCCCCGACATGCGGGGGCGCCAGGGTGTTGCGGCGGCCGGTGCTTACGCGCCCGGGCTGCCGTACCAGTTGCGGAAGTCGCCGATCTGCAGCGAGTAGCGCTCCGTGGCCTTCGCCAGGGCGTTCTCGGTGCCGAAGTCGTTGTCCTTCGTGAACTCCAGTTCGCGGCGCTGGAACAGCGTCAGGCCGTCCTCGACGTCGGTGCGGATGAAGAACGCGTCCGGGTCGGTGAAGAAGTGGTTCACCTTGAAGCCTTCCGGGAACGTGCCCATCGCGCGCAGCGCGTTGATCGCGTTGTTCGCGGTGTCGTTCTGGTTGATCGACTTCAGGATGCGGGCCGCTTCGAACTCGAGTTGGCGCGGGATGTGCAGCGAGCGCACCTGCAGCGCGATCTTGTTGCCGCGGTCGTCGGTCGCGCCGTTGGCCTGGATGACGAGGTCTTCCAACGATGCTTCGGACAGGTCGGCAGCCGTGGCCAGCACATTGCTCTGGTTGCCCGACGTCGACGGGTGCGCAGCCGAAAACAGCGGCTTGGCATCCGGGCCGACCGGATAGTTCGTGTCGAAGCCGCGGTTGAACCAGTTGGCGACGACGGTGTTCTTCGTCTCGACCATCGCGCGCTTCAGCGCCTTGGAACGGGCCATCGCCAGCTTCTCGTAGAGGTTGTCCTCGATCGCTTCGCGGGTGATGACGTAGCCGAGGCCGTACACGACGTGGTAGGCCGTGGCGGTGCCGCCCTGGCTCGTGGTGTCGTAGGCGATGGAGCCGCCCTGCTCCTTGATGGCCGCCAGGCCGAAGCCGTTGTTCTGGACCATCTCTTCGCGATGTTTGTCGGAAGTCTGGACGGTGACCAGATCGCGCCATTCGTCGCGGTTGTTGTAGGACATGCCGAACATGCTGAACACGCCCGGCCAGAGTGCTTTCGGATGGGTACCGGTATTGATGATGCCAGCCATGATTTAGACCCCTGCTACTTGGTTGGAATATTGGTGACGGTTGATCGTCACCAGCCATTTGCACGACGCGCCAATCGCGTTGTCGTCGCGCGCGACGGGCGACATCAGGTGCAGGTCGAGCGTCGCGGTCGTCGCCTCGGTGGCGTTGTCGAGCTGCGTGCCGGAGCAGCCAGTGACCGTGCTGCCGGCGCCGACCACGAAGTTGATGTTCAGGCCGATGTCGTTGGCGGTCAGCGGCGTGCCGGTGGCGCCTTCCTGGATCTCGAAGACCAGGTCCGGGTTGTCGGCCACGTAGACCTCGCGCACGGTGCTGCCGACGCGGTAGCGCAGGCTGTCCTGCGTGTCGGGCTTTACGCCGACCACGACGCCGACGATCACGTCGCCGGTCGCGGCGCGTGCGACGTCCTGCAGCACGCGGCCGTTGAGGGTCTGGCCGGTGCCGGCCAGCTTGACGAAGTCGCCGACGAACAACGCGGTTGCGTCGCCGGCGGGGACCGAGTACACGCGGAACGAGCCGTTGTACGCGGCGCCGTTGCGGTGGGCGACCGGCGTGGCGCCGGCCGGGGTATCAGCATTTGCCATTGGGATGCTCCAGAAAAGGCAAGGGCCGCTCGATGGCGGCCCAGATGATGGGGATCGGCGCGAACGCCGGGTGTGTGTTTATCGAGCGCGGGTCTCGATCTGGATGCCGCGGCCTTGATCCGGAATGTAGGCGCCCTCGACTTCTTCGAGCTTGCCCTTCTTGATGCGCCGGTCGGTTTCTTCGACCTTCGCGGTCTTGGCCCGCTGGTCTTCCTCGTAAAAATCTGCCTTGATTTCCATCAGGTACGCGCGCTGGCCGGTGGTCTTGTCGACCACGCGCGACACGCGCGCGCCCAGGTCGCGGTTTTCGTTATCGACGTCCACGTCGCCGATCTGCTTGACGGCGTCGTTCATGACGAACTCGTAGCCGCCATCCTGGGCGTTCTGCAGTCGGCCGTCGTAATCGTTGATCCAACGGCGCACGTAGCCGGGGCGCCCGGCAACGGTCAGCTTGGAACGGGCCACGCCCAACGGGACGCGGGTGCTTCTGCCTGATTCTTCACGGGTGGATTCGCGGGGGGCTCGGCTCATGGTCATGCTTCCTCGAAGTACTGTTTCACGTAATCGGCCTTGAACTTGGCCTGGGCTTTCTCGTCGCCGGCGAAGCCGTTCTTCGCCATCCGGTCGCACGCGGCGCGCGCCTCGGCCGGCATGTCGGCGTACGCCTTGCCGCCGCTGCGGCGGGCCGGCGCGGCGCCTTCCACCGCCTGGGCCGTCTCGCGGCGCGGGTTGGTGAACCTGGTCGGGAACTGTGCCTTCACCTTCTGCGCAACCAGGTCGAGAAACTCGGCGCCGGTCGCGCGCTCGCCGCCGGCGCGCAGCTTCTGCGCGGCAAACTCGGCGTATTCCGACAGTTCCGAATCCTTCAGCCACGGGTTGCGGGATTCCCACTCGGTGTAGACCGGGTCGGCGCCGCCGTCGTCTTTTTTCTCGGCGTGCTTGGCGGCCTTCGCGGCGGCGTCGCGCTGCAGCTTGTCGATCTGCTCGTCTGCCTTCTCGAAAGCGTCGCCGTCGCCGGCGGCCAAGGCTTCCTTGCGCTGCTGCTTCAGGTCCGCGATCGCGCGGTCGTACGCGCGCTGCTCGGTTTTGCTGAGGTGCTCGGCGAAGTCGCGGGTCGTCTTTTCCAGCTCCGCGATCTTGGCTTCCAGGCGCTTGTTCTGGGCCTTGACCAGCGGCAGGAGGTTCTCGCCGCGCTCGACGAACTCGCCGGCGTCGCGCCACTTCGCTGGATCGCCCTTGAATTCGTCCTTCGACGTCCAGCCCATGGCACGAGCACGGGTTTCCAGCTCCTTCTGCGCCGCGTCGTCCGCGTGGCCGTCGGTGCCGGCAGCGCCGGCAGCGCCAGCAGCAGCGTCCGGGTTGTCGCCGGCAGGCGCACCGCCCGGCTCGTGGCCTTCACCGTCGGCAGGCTTCCGGAACGGGTACTTCTTCCTGAGGTAGAACATGGATCTTCCTTATTCGGTGGGAGTGGAGTGGGGCAGCAGCACCGCGCTGATGTCCTTGTCGTTGGCTAGGCGGTATTCCTGGCCGTCGTCGCCCTTGACGACGTAGCCGGCGTACTTCGCGAACCAGACGACGTCGCCGAGCTGCGGCACCTGGCCGGACCAGTCCTCGAAGGCGTTGCCGCCGGCGGCGACGAGTCGGCCCTTCACCTGGGCCATCTTCTCGCGCTCGGTGGTTTTGTCGACGAGCAGCAGGCCGGCCGCCTTGGCGCGCTTCAGGGTCTCGTCGGTTTCCTCGGCCTGCTCGGGCAGGATCAGGATTTTGTATTCGACGGGCTGGATCCCGGAGCGGTTGACGGCGGCGTTCATTGCGCACCGCCTTCCGGGCTGCCCGCGCCGTCGGCGCCGGCCTGCTTCTTGCCGCGCTGTTTCGGTTGCTCCGGTTGCGCGGTGGCCGCGTCGTCGCACAGGGTGCTGATCTCGCGCAGCGCCGCGTTCATGCGGTCCTTGTTCTGGATCGCCAGCGCGTCGTCGGCCAGCTGCTTGATCTGTTGGTACATCAGTTCACTCCTTCCTTGCGGTAAAAATCTGCGATCGAGTCGTCTTCCAGCGTGGCGATTTCGTCAGCCATTTGGCAGCGCGCCACCGCCATCAGCGCTTCCGGGCTGGTCGGCGCCAGCGCCCCCTGCGCCCATTTCTCCATCAGCGCCTGGCGGTAGTCCTTCAGGTACTGGTGGAACCGCTGCGTCAGCGGGTGGTCCTTCCACTGCTGGTATTCCTCCTTGCTCATTCCCGGTGCTGCTGCCATCGTTCATTCCTCCCTGTGGTTGTTGCGGTTGTAAAGCTGCCTTCGTGCGTTCCAGATGGCTGTCCAGCATGTGCTGGACCTGGGCCATGAGGACCGCGAATTGTTGTTCGCCGCCGATCGCCTGCGCCTGCGCCAGCTTCAGTGCGGCGGAGGCCTCCAGCTCGGCATTGCGCGCCTGCAGGTTCTCGATCTCGGCCATCATCTTTTCGGCCTTGGCGTTCACCTCGACTTCCATCGCGGCGAGCTTGCCCTGGACCTCCATGACCTTCGGATCCTGCGGCGGCGCCGGCGGCTCGGTGACGAGCAGAGCGTCCGGGTTCGGGTCTTTCATCGCCTTCAGGAAGCGTCGCCGCAGCTCGACCTGGTTGATGAAGGGGTCGCCCTTGAACTGCATCAGCGCGTCGGCGCGCGCCAGCTCCTGGGCGTCCGACACCAGATTCGGGTCGCTGACGGGCGCCACGTCCGTGTCATCGCCCTGATAGTCCTCCAGGTAGATCGGTTCAGATTTGTCCTGGAAGCGGTAGTAGTCTTCCGGCTGCAGGTACAGGCGGTTCAGCCGGAACAGCTTCGCGAATTCCTGCTTCAGCGACCGGTGCACGCGCTTGTAGATCGCGGTGAACGTTTTCAGGCCCTGCTCGATCAGCGCCAGCGTGGTCGTTGCCGTCTGATTGACCTGCTGCTCGCCGGTCAAGATGTCCTTCACCGACGAGATATCCTTGCCCGCCTCGATCAGCATGCCCAGCAGCTGGAACAGCACCGGGCTGGGCCCTGGGAACTGCATGTGGTAGATACTGTCCGCGATCTTGCCTGCCTTGCTGTCGACGGGCTTGAACTCGCCCGGCGTAAAGGACGCCTTGCCGGACTTCAGACCGAGGCCGGTACCGATGAACCCGCCGCCGGTGTTGGCCAGCGTGCCGGCGTCCAGCAGCTGGTTGAGCACGGTGTTGATTGTTTCGTTGATCGGGTTTAGCAGCAGGCCCAGGCCGACGTCGTACGAGCCGCCGTCCGGGTTCGGCATGAACGGGTACTTCGTCCAGTAGCTGACCGGCTCGATCTTCGAGACCTCGCCCTTGCTGTTCAGGTAGATGCCGTCCTCGTCGAAGCGGGCGACGATGCGTGCCACTTCCGACGTTTCCTTGACGACGGTGACGATGTAGGGTTCCTTGTAGCCGTCGTCGTCCAGGTCGTACCAGCAGTGCTGCTCGATGAACTCGTGCGGCGCGTCCTCGTCGTTCGTCGCGCCGACCGGCGTGCCCAGCTGTACATCGACGAAGACGTCGCCGCGCACGCGCTCAATAACGTCGTTCTTGTACAGCGGCAGCCACTGGCTGATGCGGCGCAGGTCCTTGAAGGGAGTGGCGTGGTCGTAGACCACGTACTTTGCCGGGACCATTTCGCTGCGCGGCCGGCCGAGCGTCGTGTCGAAGTACGTCTTGCGGAACGCACAGCCGACAATCGCCATCTGCAGCAGCAGCTTGTCGGTGTCCTCGTCCCAGTCTTCGATCTGTTCGAGTAGCTGGTACGACATGTGGTGGCCGATGCGATCAACGCGCGCCTTCTTGGCACCGTCGGGGTCCGGGCCCATGACCATGCCCTTGACGACCTGCTCGCCCTGGATGATGGCCGGGTAGGCGCGCGCGCTGAACTGGATCGCGCCGGTGGTGATCAGCGGATACTTGACGTTCGCGGCACCGGGCCACGGCCAGTTCTTTTTCTCCGCGACCTGCATGGCCAGGTCCATAGCGGTCTTCATCATGCGCGTCCAGTCGGCACGGCTGCTGTCGTCGGCGTCGTAGCCGCGCGTGACCTCCATGCCGATCTTGCTCACGACTTCCGGCGCCAGTAGCGGCACGATGTTCGGTTTGCCGATGAAGGACCGCAGCAGGTCGGCCGGGTGCTGCTTCGTCGCTGGTGCGGCGCCGTCGCCCTCGTCGTCTTCAATGTCGAATTGTTCGTATGCCATCAGTAGCCGCCAATCGTTGATCTTCCGGTGTAGTCCGGATCCTCTTCTTCGTCATCGCCCGAGGCCTGCGGCTCCTCGTAGGCCACGCACATCAGGCCGAACGAGTCGGAGCCGTGGCTGGACCAGTCGTGTTCGGGGCCCAGGCCGATGCCACGCACCTCGTCACGCTTTTCGTGGTAAAAGCCCAGTGCTTCGCGGCCGGCCTCGGTCGTTTCGGCGTTGAACCACATGGACGGAAACAGCCGGCGTGCGGCCTCGATGCGTGCCTTGGCCGCGCCCTTGCCCTGGTTGGGCACGACGGTGACCGTGTAGCCGGCGCCCTGCAGCGCCGATTCGTAGGAGACGTCGAATACCTTGTCCTGAGTCGATCCGTCGTGCGGCAGCCAGATTTGTGCGCGCCTCGGGCTGTATCCGCGCTCGCGCATCCACTCCAGGTGCGTGCCCAGCGGCTGACCGACGGCCTCGTAGTAGTCCAGCACACGGATTTCCTTGCCGATGAACTGCGACACCCACATCGTGAAGGCGTCCGCGCGCGCGCCGGTACCGCCGATGTCGACGAACACCCGCAGCGTCATCAGCGGATCGGCCGCCACGCGGCAGATGCGCCCCTGTGCCTTCGCGGCAGTTAGGCTGGCGGCGTAGTAGGCGCCCTCGATGACGGTGGCATAGCCGCCTTCCCAAATGTGGTCATACTGGTCGGGGCGGTCGCGCAGGTCGCGCTGTCGTTCGCGCTCCAGCTTGGCCGGGAATTTCT